ATCTCCGACAATACCGCAAGAGTGGGAAATGTTGTTGATCTAGTTGGTTTTGATGCTTTGAAATACACAATTAATATTGGCGCATTAGCTGATGCTGATGCTACTTTTACTGTGCTAGTGGAAGATTCTGATGACAATGTAACTTTTGCTGCTGTTGCTGATGATTTTCTTTTGGGAACTGAAACCGCAGCTAGTTTTACATTTGCTGATGATAACAAAGTTCGCTCAATTGGTTATAATGGCTCTAAAAGATACAATAGAATGACTATTACTCCAGCTAATAATACTGGTTCGGCTGTATTTGGTGTTATTGCAATCTTAGGCTATCCTTTGAATGCTCCAACTACTAATAACGCTTAATTAAACTAAGGGGGCGTAAAAACCCCCTTAACAATTAAATAAAATATGAAATTTAAAGTTCTGAAAACATTTAAAGCCTCTTTAGATGGATTTAATCTAGCTGATTTTAATAATGACGAAATCCTGCAAGAAAATGATAGTAGATTAACAGAGCATTTTCTTATTTGGGCTTCTGCTAATAAAGGTTTTATTGAAGAAATTAAAGAAGAAAAGATGTTACCAAAATTTGAAAACAAAGCTATTTTTTCCTCTCTTGAAAACAAAGAAGAAGAAATAATTCTTAAAACTGAAATTGTTGAAGAAGCCGAAGAAGCTCCTGAAAACAAAGAAGAAGAAACTAAAATTAACAATAAAAAGAAAGGTAAAAAATAATGGCTGAAACAAAAAACTATTTTAAACCAGTAACTACTGGACAAGACAATCCTTTGATTTTAGGCGGAACTGTTGAAACTGCAACTGGTCAATCACTTAAAGAAGTTTATTTGACTGTTGATATGACAAATATTTCTTCTGCTGCGGTAGTTTATTTACCATCTCCAGTTGCGGGAACTATTACCAAAATTACAACTATTATTAATGGAGCTATTGCAACAGCTGACGCTATTTTAACAGGTAGAATTGGATCAACTGCAATTACTGGTGGCGCAGTTACAATTCCCTTTTCTGGCTCTGCTGCTGGTCAAGTAAATTCTACAACTCCTACCGCTTTAAATACTGTTGTTGCAGGAAATAATATCAACTTTACTGCTAATAATGCCTCTACTAATACAGTTAGAGCAACTATTGTAGTCGAAATCACATTAAGCTAATGGCTACTAAAGACTTTCAACCAGTTTTAAACTTTGATTTACAAGCTGTAATTGCTAATGGTGCAACAACATCTAATGCAGTGGATTTATTAGGTACTAGTCTTTTAGCCTTTGTTACCGATGCTGCATTAAATGGGACTGCTTTTACTTTTACAGTTTCTGACAATTTAGCTGGAACTTATGTGCCGCTAAAGAGAATGTCTGATGGGACAACTTTAACCGCTGTTGTTGCTGTATCTGGGCAATATGCAACAAACCCTGCTGACTTTGCTTCAGTTAGGTTTTTAAAGATTGTTTCTGGAACTGCTCAAAGTGGAGCGGCAACTACAATTAAATTAGTAAATAGAAGATTAGCGTAATGGCAAATAATACTAACTGGCTACCTTTCCAGCAACCACTTAACTATATTTTGGTAACTGGAGCTGGATCAACATTGCCAGTTAGTTTATCTGATGTTAAAACTTGGTTGAAAGTACCTAGCACTATTACTGCTGATGATAATCTAATCACTGCCGTTATTAAATCTGGTGCCGCAACATTTGAAAAAATAACAGGCAGAGATTTAATCAACAAGACCTATAAAACTTACCTAGATTCTTTTCCTTGCGTTAATGGGCTTAATTATTATACAGGTGTAAGTTCCTTAGCTCCGAAATATAATGACAATGGAATTGTTTTAAGAAAATCTAAACTACAATCAATTACCTCAATTCAATATTATCTCAACGGAGTTTTAACAGCTTTTAGTTCTGCTAATTATTATATTACAGACTTACCTGATTATTCTGCAATTTACTTAGTAGCTGACAAAGAATTTCCATCTGATATTGACATTAGAAAACAAGCTGTTGTAATTAACTTTGTTGCTGGCTATGGCTCTTCTGATGCAAATGTGCCAGAAGATGCAAAACAAGCTCTTTTACAATTTATTACTTACCTTTATGAGAATAGAGGCGATTGTGCAAGTTCAAAAGATATGCAAGCAGCAATGGACTTATTCAGCCAATTTAAAATTATTGATTTCTAATGGGAAGTTGTGCAAGAATTAAAATAAGACCAGCTAAAGCTTGTATAGGTGATATGAAAGCCTATGTTTCTATTTATAAAAAAACAAAACAAGCTACAAGCACCACTGCCGTTGATCCAAATCTAAATCTTACTTTAGTTGTTGCAACTTGGGCTTTACAAAAAAGTGTAAGTGGTGAAGAGATATTTGATGGCGTAAATATGATTGGCAAAATTACTGACCATTTCTTTATTCGTTACGGAGCGATCACCGCTTCAAAAATTCATCTTTTAGAGTATGCTGGCAATAGATATGAAATTGTTGAAGTAATTCCTGATTACGAAGGAAGAAGCGAACTAACGCTTTTAAAATGCTCAATTAGAGGTGATGCGACTTTAACAAATACTAAAATATAATATGCCTAACATACTCAATCTTTTTAGAGAAAAATTCCAATTAAACAACGAATTATTTAGTGATATTTTATTTGTTAATAAAGCACCTTCTTTTTTTAAAGAAAAATATCAAAAAAACAATGATCTAATTTTTTTACTTTTTACAAAAAAAGGACATTATTCTTTTCACAAACAATGTAATTGTGCAGATAAAAATTGTTTAAATAATAATCAAATTATTTTTAAAGCAACAGAGCCTCCAACTAATTGGGAAGAAATGGGATTGCCTAATTTTAAAAAAGAATGGCATGAATGTTAAATCTAAAATTCCAAAATCAATTTTTAATCTTGACAAGATAATCCAGCAAGGAATTAAAAAAGGCTTGCAAAATAGCTCAATAGAAATTGCAGGTAGCGCAGGAACTACAACAGGCGGACTTATTAAAGATGAGATGAACAAGCCTAAAACAGGCAAAATTTATCCAATAATTGTAAAGAAAAGAAGAAGATATATAAATCATCAAGCCTCAAATAAAAGTGGATCAGAAAGCTCTGCAATCTTATCTGGAGAATTAGCAAGAAGCGTTAGAGGAAAAACACTTGGTACTAATAGATTAGAAATTTCTGCAAATACACCTTATGCGGCTATTCAAGAGAAAGGCGGTAGAAATGAAAGCGGAGCTTATATCGCTCCAAGAAACAACCTTATTCGCCCAATTACTTTAGCTCGCGGCAACATTATGAACAACATAACACAAGCCATAAACTCTAAAATAAAATAGTTATTGTAAGTTATTTTTATTAACCATAAGTTAATACTCAATCTAAAATTGACAAAAAAATAACTACAACTTAAAAAATATGATTAAAATTTTTACAAAATCAGAACCAATATACGAACAAGTTCTTTTGTTTGCAGGTACTTTACTTCCTAATGAAAAGATAATTGTTTCGTGGGAAGATTTCCTAAAAATAATTAAGTGTGAAGATGGCTATTCAATAGTGCATTATAACCAAAAAAGACCTTACATAGCAGGATTTGCGCTTGAAATTGAATCAATAAATAATTTTCCTAGAGTTGAATTAACAGAAAACAGAACTAACCGCAATTTTGAATTAAAAAATGTTTAAAAACTTTTTACCAAAAAAAATTTTACAAATAGCTTTTTTAATGTCATTTTTTAGTTCTTGCCAACCAGCTCACGCAGTTGATGCCGCCCAACGCTTCGAGAAATTGCAAACAAAATCAGAAAAAGAATACAACAAGCTTTGCAAACAAATTAATCCAAAAACCGATAGAGAAAGAATTAATTGCCTAGAAGCTAAAGTTGAATATTTAACTAATGCTTTTTTAGTTTACAGAGAATATTATGAGAATACTATTACAATCTTAGATTTAAGATATGGTAATGGATTAAAAAACACGAGGCAGTAATGAAGACAGAGGAAATAGTAAACCAGCTTAAAGCAATATTACCAAGATATACTGGTGATTTTACAACCAATTTATCAGTTAGCTCTTTAACACAAACAGCAGGAGTTGCAACGGCTACAACAGCGACAGCCCACGGATTAGTGGTCGGAGAAAAAGTTTTAATTGTTGGGGCAAAATCGCCTTTATCAATTACATCTTTAACAAGAGTTGGTAATTATGTTTTAGCAATTACATCAGGCAAGCACCCGTTAATTAGAGGCAACACAACAGTTGAAATAAGTGGAGCTAATCAATCTAACTACAATGGAACTAAAACACTTTATACTGATAAAAATCACTTCTTATCTGCGCCGCTTATTGATATTGAAAGCATAACTATTAGCGGAACTACTGCGACAGTAACCACCAAAGCAGATCATGGATATGTTAATAACGCAAATGTTGAAGTACAAATTTTTGGTGCTAGTAATGAGAATTACAACAAAGTTACTACACTTAACAGCGTACCAACTAGCACAACTTTTACCTATACTGTTCATGGTGCAACACAAGATGCGGCTGCAAGCCATGCCAGATCTTTACAATGCAAACAAATAATTAATGCTTACACTTTTATTTTTGAAGTAAGCGGTAATCCTGTAACCCCAGCAACTGGCACAATCACCCAGCTAACAACTTACAAAGATGGTTATAACGGATATAAAACTGTTGCATCAGTACCAACATCTACAACTTTTACTTACGCCTGCACTTCAACTTTAGGAGCTCCAGCACAAGGCACTATTTCAGCAAGATTTGATCCATGTATTACTGGAGTAAATAATTTTCAAGAAGCTGAGGCACTTTTTCAAAGCGAATCTGAAACAAATCAATCTAAAAAATGGATTATGGTTGTTATTGAAGATGGCTTACCGACAAAAAGCCAAACAAATAGTGGAGATGGAATAGGTAATAATTTAAATGGTTCTTTAATTAGAGGTCAACTTTATAGAAATGCAGTTTGTTATATTTTCCTTCCTTGCGGTTCTACTAATGATAAGTTATTATACAGCTCTGTTAAAGATTTAGGATTTTCATATATGCCTTATATTTTTAGATCATTACTTGGATTTAAACCCTCTTTTCCTTTAGTAGAAGGTAAATATTCAAGTCTTTTATATAATGGTGATGGAGAATTTTCATTTAACCGAGCTCATTCTGTTTATAGGTATATTTTTCAAGCTAACGCTTATTATAACCAAGGTGATGCAATCGAACCTGATGATGTCTTCGCCTTTAGAACATTTGACTTTGATGTTTTAGATAATGAAGGTTTTGAAACTTCTGTAATGGAAATTGCAGGAGATGTTGACGAAGAAGATGTTTAAAAGACTGTAAACATTTTATCCCAATCAATAGAGTTGTTTTTAAACCAAGTAAGAAATTGAGCTAAACAATCTGGGTCTTCATCATGAGAGCCATTTGGAAATTGCATTAAAGAATCTTCAAAATCAAATAACCAAGTTGCTTGTTTTGGAATATAAATATTTCCATTAGCCATTGCGCCAGTTGAATTATAAAACCTAATCTCCTTCTTAATTCCACCATGCGAAATTGGCACTATGCCAAAACTACACTCTTTTGGCAGCTCTTGAATTAAAGATGAGCCAGTGTTTGCATCTTCAATTAAAATAGAGTTTGCAGTTGGAAATTTAGAGGCAAACATTAGAAGATTTTTCTTTGTGTCTTGATAAATTGCTCTTTGATTATACCGATCAATAAGATAAATAGAAGTGCCTTTTACGCCAAATTTTAGAAACCCAGAAGGGTCATTTATTTCTTTTACTTTTTGGGCTGTATCTGCACTGACATAAACAGAATCAAATTGCATATAAGGCAAGTTCTCAAGATCAAATCTCTGAAACCATTTCATGTCAACCATGTTACCGCCTTCTGCAACTGGCTTTTGCATGTATTGGGTATAGAATACTTGCTTACCATTTGCAATTCCTGTTTCAGTATCTACGGTGCGGTTCTTTAACTCATCAACTTTCTCTCTTGTAAATCTTGGCAATTCTGGGGCAAGCAACTCTCCTTCCTTAACTTCTTTTTTAAAATTACCAAAATAAAAATATTGTTTTTTCTCAAACTCTACTGGCAAACATAAGTGAGTATATTCCTTACCTCTAGTTCTTAAAAGGAAGCCAGTTAAATCACTTACGCCAAGTCTTTGCTCTATTATTACAAAGCTATTTCTAACTACGCTTCCACGGCTTTCAAATGTATCTGCAAACTTATTTAAAAGCCTAATTTTAGTGGCTTCTGATTGCATCATTGTTGAAGACATGTAGTCATCAAATAAAAGATAATTTGCTCTCTCACCTGTAATATTTCCTTCTGTTGCAAAGCCCTGCATCTCACCACTCATTGTGGTTCTAAAATGTGTTTCTGTGTTTTTTCTATCGTCTGCTTTAAATTCTGGGAAAAGTTCTTGGAATCTTTTTGTTTCAGTAATTCTTTTAGTCCAACCAATGTTTCTATTTACAAGGTTTTCTTTATTTGAAATAGCAAAGATTTTTTCGTAAGGAGTTCGTCCAAGAATATAAGAAGGGAGGGCGGAAGACCAAATTGTGGACTTCATTAGACCAGGAGGAATATTTATGATAAGCCTTTCAATTTCACCATCAGCAACGGCTTGAGCATATTCACACATTAAATCAATACTCCAAGTCTCAATTAGTGGAGAACTAGGATGAATAAACGGATAAGCAAATTTCTTAAAGTAATCTCTAAAATTGCTTTTGATTGTCTCGTTTGCGCTTTCTTGCGCTAATTTGGCTAGGAAGTTCGGGTCTAAGTTCATATTAACAAGTGGTGATTATTAACTTAAAGTTAATAACAACTAATATTAATTGCAACTTGTTTTTTTATAAGTTTAATTATTTTGAAGGTATCACCACTACCAAATTTTTAGTTCACCACACTAAACAAAATAAAAAATGAAAGCAGAATTAAAGTTTTTAAAAGACTTTTATATCAAGAAAAGATGGTATAAAGCAGAAACTTCAATAGAAATTGAAGTAGATGAAGCTAACACTCCCCTAGATTCAATTTGGTTTGAACAACTTAGATTTGAAGAAAATAAATCTAACTTCCAACTTATTACAAAATCATCACTTAAAACTAAATCAAAAGAATAATTATGGCTGGTACTTATCCTATTACAGAAGCTAATTTACAATCTTCACTACAAAAAATTGATGCTGGAGCAAGAATCCCTTTAATTTTAGCACAAGGAACATCTGCTGGTTCTTTTACAAGCGGTAATTTAGTTTCAAATATTGGAACTGGACTTAATGTTGGTAAAGACCTTTGTGGAGCTGGCTCAATTGGTCATTTAATGATTGACGCTTTTAGACAAGCAAGCCCTAACACAAGATTAGATGCAATTATTGTTTCTGATAACGGCTCTGGAGTTTCAGCTACTGGTTCAGTTGCTTTTACAGCTTCAAGCCCTGTTGCTGGTACTTTGTATGTAACTGTTGGTTCTTACACTAAAAACAAATATGCAATTGCAGTAACAACAGCCTCAACAGCAACAACTATTGGTGCTGATTTAGTAACTGCTATTACTGCTAATAGTAATTCACCTGTAACTGCCGCAAATGTTACTGGAACAGTTACCTTCACAGCTAAAAATAAAGGAACAGAAGGCAATAGAATTTCTATTAAAGTTGAAACTTTGCCAAGTGGAGTTGCTGCAACAATAACAACTTTTACAAGCGGCGCAACTGATCCAGTTTTGACTGGTATTTTATCTAAAATTGATGCTGCAAGATATGATATTATTTTCCCAGTATGCTTTTTGGCAAGTGTAAAAACTCATTTAGAAGCTAAGTTTAATACTGTAAATGCTATCTTAGATGGCGTTGGTATAGTTTGCAAAACTGATACTTATGCTAACCATGTAACATCTTTAGCTCCTGCAACACTAGCTTCAAAAGTAATTACTCCTTATATCTGTTTAAAATTAGTGAATGATTCTGATTGGAAAGGTAGTGAAATTGTTGAGTTAGATTATGTTTTACCAGCTTATATTGCTGGCTTGAGAGCGCAAAGATTAAAAGAAAACGCTTCTATTAGCTCATTCATGATGAGCAACAATAACAGAGGTGGTTTATTCACTGCTGGCTTGCCTTATGCTAACATGAAGCTTAATGATCTTAACACGATTGCAACTGGAAAAGGATTTACTCTAATTGAAATTGAAGGTTTGGGTGATTTAGGTGGTTCAACTTTAAGCATGGATGAAAGCGGAATTGTTGCAGTTACTAATAAATTTTGGACAACTGCTTACAAACAAGCTACTCCAACTGCTGATGGTTATACTTATCAAACATTAAATAAGTCTGATTGCGCCACTATTGCCAGAGAGTATATTTTCAAAAATATGAAAAGTTTTTATGCTCAATCTGGGTTAACTAGCGGAGATTTACCAAACAATCCATTAGCAACTTATGCTAACGAAAAATCAATTAGAGCTTATATTATTAAGCTTTGGTTAGATTTGACTGATTTTCCTTATAATGTGCTTCAATATTCAGCAGAACTTGAAACTGAATTTAAAACAAACCTAAGCGTTGTAGTTAATACTTCTGGAGCAGTTACTGGTTCAATGAAATTTAACTTAATGGGTCAATTAGATTCATTTACTTTTGATTTAACACCACAATTATAATAAAATATGGTAGATACTTTTACTCCAAAACGAATTGAGATAGATGGCAAAACATTTCTTTATGTTCCAAATACTTTAGTTGAAAAAGCTGGATTTGGAGAAACTAATGTAAGGGCGCAAATGTCTGGTCGCTCTATTGTTATCTTGCCAGCGGAAAATTTAGAGACGCAAGTTGCTGAAGTAAGTTTTGATATAATGATGCTTGATTCTGATAGCGATTCTGATCCTATGGTTATAATTCAAGCTTGGAAAGCTAGTAATGGCAATCACATACTTAAAATTATACCAGATGGTGCTGGTCAAAGCAGATTATATAAAAACGCTTCATTAATGAACGACCCTACTTTTCAACACAGCTCTGATGGCGTTATTTCCTTAACTTGGAACGCTTCTAAAGTAACTTTAACTAACTAATTATGATTGAATTATTAAAAGAAAAAAAATATCCACTTTTATCAGAATGTTCTTATTTCATTAATGGTGAGTATAAGAAGACTAAAGAAGTAAATTTGTTATCTCTTAAATTCTGCGATTCTGATAAGCTTTTAGATTTACTAACAATGAATAAAAAGTTTGAAGCTCTTAATTTTCTTTGTGAAAAAGGTTATATCGCTCCAATTGAAGGCGGAAAACTTAAAATTGATGATTTAGACTTTAGAGCTTCTGTTATATTATTGGAGGAGTACACCTCAAATTTTTTAGACATATCGCCTTTCTTGCCGACAAAGTAGAAAGGCGCAAGTTTAGAGAATCAATTTTTAGCTTCTTAAAATATACAAATGCTTTTACCTACAACGATATTAACAATATGGCTTTCCCTGAATTATTTGAATGGTATGATATAGCTGTAAAAGATAGCCAATCCGAGCAAAAAAAAGCCACTGATGAAAGAAAGAAAGCCCAAGAGTTAGCTAACTCAAGAAGTAGGGGGTATAGAAGATGAGTGATAAAATAAGTTATATCTTAGAGGTTTTAGATGGTTATTCAAAAAATACTAGAAAGCTCAAAAAAGAATTAGGAACTTTAGAAAGTTCTTTATCATCTTTAGACAAAAAATTAAATTCAACTCTTGTCAAATTTACAAAATTTGAAAAACTAAACTTTGCTTCAACCGCTTCTCAATTTGAGAAAATGGCAAAGTCAATGGATAAAGTAAGTGTTGCAACTGCGCGAGCTAAAAAAGCTAGTAGTGGATTTATTCTGGTTGGTAGTGGCTCTCAAATTACCGCAGTTTCTGCCGCAGAGATTAGAAGGCAAAGAAGCCTAAAAAATGCTGTAGTCCCGTTTAACAATCCATTTACAATGATGGGTGGAGGACGCAGCGGCGGCTATTACAATCCCAGAGGTTATAATCCAAACTTTAAGATACCGATAGATTCAACTTACAGAAGAGATGCTGCTGGAACTGGAATAGTCCCATATTCAAGAGGCGGTGCTGTAATGTCTTATGGTCAAAGACCAATGATAGATGTTACTGGAACTGGTAGAATAATAAATCAAGACCCAATATATAATTCACCTTCACAACCAAGCCAACCACAGCAAACTTCAAGAGGAGGCGGATTACAAAGACAAGGCGGTTTTTTTGGTGGTGGTGGAGGAGTTTCTCTTGCAAATGTTGCTAAAGGTATGGGTTATTACCGAGCAATTGCCATGGCTGTATCTGTGCCTTCAAAAATTCATGATGTAACTATTCAAATGGATGGTTTAAGAGCTGGTTTAGCTGCTTTAATTCCAACAGTAAAAGGAATGCAAGGAGCTACATCTGAAGGTGAAGTTAATTATTTAAGAGGAGTTGCTGACAAATATGGTGCTGACTTTACAACTATTGCTCCATCTTATCTAAAATTACTTGGAACTGGAGGAGCTTCTGATGCTCCTTTGATAAAAGGATTGCTTGAAAATGTCAGTGGATATGCGGGAATATTAAACTTAGATACACCCGCCTTTGAAAGAACCATGCTTGGTTTTCAAGATATGTTATCAAAACAAGTCTTAAATGCTCAAGAGGTTAATTTGCAAATGGCTAACCTTCCGGGTGCAAAGCCAATGTTGCACAAAGCATATAAAAGATATGCGGAAAAAAGAGGTGCAAAAGGAATAACTGATGAAAATGCTAGTATATATTTTACTCAAGCTATGGCATCAGGAAAATTGAGTTCCGTAGATATTTTAAAAGAGTTTGTTGAAGTAATGAAAGAAATGTTTGGCGAGGATATGATTAAAAAATCATTTACTTTAGGCAGAGAGGAAAAAAGACTTAAAAACGCTTTTCAAGAGCTTGGAGATCAAATTGGCTTACTTACTTACGATACTCAAATTGGGGCAGTAAGAGGACTGACAAGTTTTATAAAGAGCGTAGGTTCTTTTACAAGCGGGATTGCAGGTTTTGCTAATGATATTATGGCTATAAAAAATGCTTTATTTCCTGAAGAAAAACCTAAACAAAAAGTAGAAAATTTTAGAGATAAATTTGCAGATACATATGGTCAAACTGTTTTTGATTTAGCAAAATTAACAACTTATGGAGCTAGTAAATATGGTGGTGCCTTAATAACTGCTGGTGCCATAGCTGGTAGAACAGGAGATACAAATCCTTTTAAAGAGTATATTGATTTTGTTGGTGAAGATTTTGATAAAAATTATTTCAGAGATAAAAGTGGAAAGAATATTTTTGCAAATGACTTATCTACAATTGGTGGTTTTATGGGAATGAATAATGAACCTCAAAAAATAGAAATTACAATTAAATCCGACAACAATATCCAAGTAAAAGATGTCAAATCTAATCGCCCTTCAACTGTAAAAGCGGGGCAGAAATGAGCATACTA